CATCTTGTTCACAATTATTAGACTGATTAAAACTAGAATCATAACAGTTGTCATAATCATAACTGTAATCAGTGTAGTCCATTGTTATCCTAAAATCTTGTACATCAAAATTTAACTTTGCATTTCTATTTGTGTACCAGTCTCTTTCAGTATTATCGTTTCTTACACTATCTTGATTAATCTCCATTGCAGTATATTGAAACCATTTTGCAGGTGCAACACTAACCATTTTGTGATCCTGTGAACCTAAGATTGCAGTAACACCTTGTTCAATTTTATCTTTTATCAATATAGTACCAGCAATACTACCACTACCATACACAACACTATTAGCACCAGTAATAATTTTTACTTGTTGCCCTGTTGCTAGTTCATTACCAAAATCATACCATGCACTACCAGGCAAGTTTGCTGGTATGCCGTTTTTATAAACTGCGGTATGTACATTTTGTGCACCACGTTCGTTATATCCTTGGAAAGCACCATAACCACCAGCAGTCCATGTATGACCGGGTAGTAATGCTCTTATTAAAGAATTGCCTTTTAGTGGGTCTGCTTTTATAGTTGTGCTTTGTTGTCCCACTACCACAACTTCTTCTATCTCTTCTGCCTGTGCTTTTGGACTCAAACATACTGCTATTGCAAATACGATTGACCAAACAAAAGCCGCATACATGGGAGAAAAATTGATATGGAAATTCCAATCAATCTTACTTTTGTTATTCATTCTGTCTCCAGGTTATTAGTTCTATTATAATTATACGTCTTATACTGGAAAAGTCAAGTAAAAATTTAAGTTATTTTACAAAAGGTGAAGCCCGGAGGAACTCCGGGCTTCTATGGTGCTCTAGTGGGGGATGACTAACGTTGAGCACCAGGGAACCGTTAGCAATATATAATTATCTTATATCGCTCCCGACATACAAGTAGTTTTGGCTAGTTTCTGCCAATTGCTTGGGTCCATTTTTCTAAGGTCAGCAATCTTAAGAACCATACGCAAACTTATCTCTCTAAGTATGTCTTGATTCTCAGTCATAAAGTCAATAACTTCTTTGTCACCGTCTTTACCAAACTTGTATTCATCAAGCATACCGTCTTGTACGATTTGGTTAATTCTAAGGAACTTATCTCTCTTAGAGCTCATTGTAAGGTCTAAGTAGTGACACCTTGACATAAGAGCAGACAAGTGGTCTTTAATTTTCTTACTACGAACATTTTCAAAATCAACGTTAGTAATAAAGATACAACCACCTTTAAACTCGAACCTATCAGGTATGCCTTCCCTACGAAGTGCTTGGGACTCTGATTTCCAAGTAATAGTTCTTTTCTTACCTGAATCCAAAGTAGCCTTAAGCATATTCAAACACACTTCATCAAACAATACACTATCACAGTCATCAAATACTAAGATGTTACCTTGTTGTGAGTTGTTGTAAAGTGTTTGGAAAAGACCAATTGGTGTAACAGAACCTTTAACAACTTCAGTCCTTGCAGGCTTACCAGCAACTTCTGTAAGCATGTCATAGTCCTCAAGAACAGTTTCAACACCAAATGACTTACCAACTCCTGGAGGGCCACTTACAATCATACCCCTTACAGTACCTTCTGCTACTGCATGAGTCATTCTGTCCAAAATATCAAAACGTTCACGAATTCGCTCAATTGCTTGTTCGTCAGTTTCCTCATCTTTTGGAGTGTTATCAATTTTAGGTTGTTCTGCATAAACACCAGGAGTTACATACTCCAAGTCTTTTGTAGGGTCTTCAATCAAAACCCTAATACTTGCAAATTTATCACCCATCACCTCACTACCATTTACAGTAATAAAGGCACCCTTTTTGCCAACATTAAGTGGCTTTAAGATAGGAAATACAGTATCAACGATTTCGTTTTTACGGTAAGTTCCGCTCTTAATTTTTACATAATTTAAGTTTGTCATATTAGTCATCCCGTTTAATTAATATACATACTATTATACTTCTTTATAGGTAGAAGTCAACCTTTTTTGCCACTTTTTTTGGTATTTTTTTAAGATTTTTTGATATCTAGCATGTAAAAGCAGGTTTGTAAGCATTTTGCCTGCCATTTTGCGTCATCTACAGCACTATGTAGGTCTTCTTGTACGCCTTTTCTAGGATCTACGTCCATCATGCTAAAAACAGTTCTACTGTCTCGGATTTGCCAATATGCCCAATTTGTGTGGATATTGTGCATTTTGTATAGGTTCTCTATAATGACCATATCAAATTGAGGACCTTGACACCATATTTCGTCACAGCCTACAAGCCATTTATTAAGAGATTTTGTGAATTCTTCAATACTAGTTCTGCCCTCAGATGAGAATGCTTTTTCTCTAATATCGAGTGGTTGTTTTGCCCACCATGTCAAAGTATTATCATCAACATCTCGACCCATTTCAGTTTGCTCGTCGATGTTTAATTTAAAGTCTAAGAATGTGTGTGGTTCTTCATTTGTGTAAGGATCGAACTTTACACCACCCACACTCAAAATAACTGCTTCAGGCGTAGTTGCCAAAGTCTCAATATCTATCATTGCGTGGGTGGTCATAAGTATTCCTTAATTTGTTATGTCTACTGCATACATTTCATTGAAAACAGTTCTTGCTTCTTCTACTGTATATTGTTTTTCATTCCAAGCAGAACGTTCTCTACAATTCATGTCATACCATACTGTAAAGTTTTCTTCAAAACTTATGTTTTCATCGTATTCAAATACTTCCATATTTCACTCCTAAATTAAAAAGTAAATATATTATACCAGAATTTGTGGTTTGTGTCAACCTTTTATGCACCAAGTTTTTTGAAGTATTTTTCGTAAAGACGTTTTTCCCAACGATATGCCTCACGTTCCCAAGGTTGTTGACTGTATGGAACTTTTGTATAATCTGCTTTTTTCCATCTCATATTTGTAGGAGATAATTCTCCTGCAATAAACTGTTTTGCATGTATTAGTTCATGAGTTAGATTTGTTAGTAGTTCTTCCCTTGTATAGCGATATCCTTCAGACGTTCTTGCAATTTCAATTTCAACCTGTCTTTTATCGCCCCAACAATATCCACCTGCTTGTTCTTCTACTGCATTGTAAATCCAAACATCAACATCTACATTACGTCTAAGTTTTGTGGGGATTATATTTTCTAGTAACAACTCGCAAACATTTTGGACAAATTTACGATTTTTTAACTGACCATGTATTTGCACATGAATCATATCCTGATTTCCTACCCAGTTAGATATAGTGCTTATATTAGCATCAATCGTGCTTTTGTCAACCTTTTTGTAACTTATTGATTTGGAAGAAGTTATTGTATTACAATATCTTCCATTCCGGCGGTTCTTAGTCTTGTTATATGACCTATTTGCCATTGTTTAGTATCTAGTCCTTTCATGATACCTAGGTATTTGTTCCTAAGTAGACTGTATTGATTGCAAAGGTGTGTTAGGTTAATTACACTAGGTTCGCTATCAACGAATTTTTCTGCGTCTCTACTACTTAACTGTCTGTTGTAAGATTCTAAGAATTTTCTGAAAGTCTTTGAACGTTCATTTCTCAGTTCAATATTTAGATGTTCTAGTATGGCTTCAATCTCTTGTAATTGATTAAATCTATGTTCAGTAATGCCTGGAAGGGCGGCACTAGATTTCTCTAGGCTACCCTTAATACTGCATTCGTATTTGGCTTCTTCTAACTGTTTTTCATAGTAGTCAATTGAGTCAACAATTTTGCCTAAATCTTCTACTACTGAATTATACCAACCAGCCATTTAATTAATCCCACTCCTCGTCATAGTCTTCATCTTCATCTTCGCCGAAGCCATAATGTCCAACAACGGCAGTTTTCAATGCACCATCAAAGGTGTGTGCTTCGTCCTCTATTCCATTCATATCACATTCTTCATCGAATACACGAACAAGATGTTCAGCGGCTTCGATTTTGTCTTTCTTTTGGACATAATTTTTCATAGAGTCCCAAACACTAATTAGTAATTGTAAATCAGGATTCATCTGCTAACTCCTCTGTATTTTCTTGCAATGGATCTATTCCTTCTTCAACAATGTCATTGTCTGCTTTAGGATTTTGACCCCACTCTCCCATAATTACCTCAAGTTTATCTCCAGTCCAGCCTTTTCTGAACTCTTTGATTTCTTCTCCAGTAACCAGAGATACATAAGAAAGTTTGTTACCAACTTTTTCCACAATACCTTTTGCTTCAAGCATTTCTAGGAGCCCACTATATGGGTCCATACCTTGTTCGTATGGGATTTTTACTTGAACACTTTCAAACGGTTTACTGTAACGTGTTTTCATTACTTTACAAGCCGCTCTAATACCTTGTACTGTAGACACTTTGTTGCCGTCAATGTCTTCCTTAAGTTTTAGTTTTTTCATTGCAATTACAATACTACTTGCATATATAAAACCTTGTCCTCCTGATATTTTATCATCAGGGTCAAACATGTCTTGCGATGCATAAGTATGATTTGTTGCTACTAGACCAATCGGGTGTGGTGCTAGTTGATTAACAGTATTTCTAACTAGGGCAGTTAAAGCCTTAGGCTTTCTACCTAAATCACCTTTTAAGTCACCTTTATTAAATTGGTCGACATCAGTAGGCGATAACAACATACCTAAACTATCTATTACAAATAGCATTTTAGGTTGTTCTTCATATGGTAGGTCACCATAGTTAGTTTTGTAATCACTTATAAATGTGCTTAATGTTTTAGCCACATCATCAATCATGCTAACACTAATTTTGAGAAGTTTCTCAGGACTAGTGTCTACATCTAATGCTTGTAGCCATTCTTCATCAAGTGCATTTTCACTGTCAAATACTACAACTTGACAGCCTTGGTCTTGTGCGTTTTTAACTAAGTTACCCGCACAAATAAAACTCTTACCAGAACCAGATTCACCAGCAAACACACTCACTTTACCAAGTGGGACTCCTTTACGGAAGTCCCCACTTATTAAATAATTTAGAGTGTAGTTACCAGTTGATATCCAATCTTGAGGATCGTGAAATCCAGCACTAATTCCAGTAATGCTTTTTGTCAGTCCTGTTCGGAACTTGGTTAAGTCAAATGGTTTCTGCATAATCTACTCCTATGAACGGTTACGGATCATATTTAAAATATCATCTGCACTAGGTTTTTCACCACTTGCTTCTGTTGTAGCAGGTGCTTCTTCCGTTGCTGGAGCAGGAGCAGGTGCTTCTGCCTTAGGCTCATTAGTAACTTCTGGTGCTTTTGTTTCAGCAACTGGTTGTGCAGGAGCCGTTGTGGCTGGTTTTGCACTACTGTTTGCTGGAGCATCTACGCCATAAGGCTTGTAGAAGTTACCCCATCTTTCCACATCATATAACTCACCGTCAACTGATGCTTGGAACATTTCGCTAATTGCGTTAAGTTCTTCTTCACCAGGTCTTTTTGGTAAAAAGTCTGATAATGTGTATAAACCATTAGTATCAATAGAAGCCAATTCTGTTTCATCTAATGCACGTTCTTTACGCATCCATTTAGATGTAGAATAGTCTGCATATTGACCTTTAGTTGTTTTAGTTACCCTAAAGTCTGTACCATTAACATAATCAGTAGGAATGTTTTCCATATCTGGGTCCATTAATGCTGATTTGATAATGTTAAAGATTTGTGGGGAAATAACAAAACGTCTGATTGGATTTTCAGGTGCTGTTTCGTTAAGTGGATTTTCAGTTACAAATCCTTGGAAAATGTAACTTCTTTTTTTCCAATACTTACGACCCATGTCTTCAAGACTGCTGTCTTTAAACCATGGACGTACCTCTGTTAGTACTGGACAAGTATCGCCGTACATTTCTGCACAAGGTACTTGAACTGTAACAGGTTTACTTTCGCCTCCTGCAACACCTGGAAAAGACAATCTAATCATTTGTCTTTCTTGCCAAAAGAATGTGTTGTCAGCATCTGCATCAGGTAAGAACCTGAGGACTGCTGATGTTCCTTCGTCGATATTCCAGTGTGGATAGATGGCGTTGTCTCCGCCTGTTGATGATTGGCTAGAACTTTTAGTGTTCTCCATGCTTGCCAATTTAGCCCTTATTTCTGCCAAAGATGCCATAATAATTTCTCCTATGTATGTGCCATGTTTGTAATACTGTTTGTGTTTCTGTATTACTAATGCCTAAGTTTATATTCTTTGTGCCATGTTGTCAACCTTTTTATGTCTTTCGACACTAACCGTTGTCTTGTTATAATAGTATTTATTCTTCTATTAAAAAACTCTCTATAAATTTGGTGTATTCCTCTTCTTCTGTGAACTGTTCTGCCATTTGTGCTTGTTCAGGACGTTGTGCAGAAAGTAAAGAAGCCTTAACTGCTCTATACTCAAATTGATCCATTGAGCCACCTTGTGATAGTTTGTTTCCAATGCTACCTAAAAAGTTTGCTAATTGAGGATTTTTAGCAGTAGAACTTAACTGTTGTACTTGATGTCCAAGTTGTGCTTCTGGTGTTGCAAAATCTAAAGGCTCTTCGCTAATAAGTTCTTTAACACCTGCAAAACTTTCACTTTCAATAGTTTGCATAATCATACTTTCAAATGCTGATTGTCTGCTTACTAATCTACTTAGTGTTTCATGTGCATTTCCTACTTTATCATCAAAGTGTGTTTCAGTAAAGTGGTCTTCTAAATTTACTTCATTTACAACTTCAATGTTGTTCATATCTTTTATACTTTCAACTGCTTTACTGTAAGTTTTTACACCACTTAATTTTTTAAATGTTTCTTTAATTGTGTTAATATGCTGTTTTGCAAGTTCTACATAGTCATTATTTTCTTCGTTTATAAGACCTTGCTTTCTAACATAGTTTGTAAATTCTCTTAATTGTTTTAATTCTTTGGTCATAGCAACAATGCTTTCGCCTATTGTATCGTGCATTACTCCACCATTGTATAAGTGCCTTGCCATTGCTCTAGCACCTGCTAAATTTCTACTTGGGAACAAGAAACGTTCTTCATTGTGTTCAATAAATATTTTTTGTATGTTTCTACTTCTTGAGCCACGTACTTCTTCGTTTACTGGTTTTGTGTGCTTAACAATAATCTTTGTTCCACCTAGTGGTTGATTACTTGTTTTAATACTTCCTGACATACTGCCTAAACTTGCTTCAACAATAGTTTCTTCTACTGATTCTTTTTTAGTGCCATATGTTTTGCATGGATTTTGTCCACAACCACAATTTTTACCTTCTAAGATGTAATCACCGAACTCATGTTCTTTAACATCTTTCATTTTGTTTATTAATTCTTTAACATTATCTTCGAAACCTGCTTTTTTACATGCATCTTCAAGAGCACCTAGTCCAGCCGCTCCACCTTCTTTTTCTAATGTTTTACGGATACAATCTTCTGCAGAATCAAATTTTGCTTCATCAATTTCTTCGCCTCTGTTTATTTTGGCAATATCGTCTGATGTTGCATCTCTGCCTGGTCCTTTGTCACTAGTGTGTCTAACTTTTTTAAATTTTATTTCAGAATAAGTGTCTATTGCTTTATCCATTAATTCTTTTGCGGCATCGTCATTTGGAAAACCGCATTCTGATGCAAAGTCCATACTTGAACTGTAATACATATCATCAAAATCTATTCTATCGCCTAGTTCATGTAATTTTGTAGCAATGGCTTCTTCTGTTTTTCCTAGGTCAACCATTTCATCATTAAGAAAAATATACAATGATTGGTCATCATTACAACCAACTACTGTTCTTTCTTCATTAATAGGCTCTAGCCCTGCTAATCGTCTAAGTTCATTTTGTTCTTTCATATCTGCATCTCTTTGAATGTTAATTGCTTCACTGCTTGGTTTTAATGTTTTACCAAATACTCTAAAGTCAAGCATCATTAAATAATCTTTTGCAATCTCGTCTAATTGCTTTCTTAATGTATCAGTTTGGTCTGAGTTATCACTGATACTTAAACGTATTTCTTCTTTTGGTACGTTTAATGTAACAAGTAAATTTGGATCTTCAACAAAAAATCTTATAGCATCTGCTGGATCACCAACAACTTCACCTGCTTTATTATAAGTGTCAATTTGAAAACCGTAACCTTTTAATAGATTAAAAACTCTATCTGCTACTGTTTTTACACTTGTTGCTTCTACCAACATTAGCCTACTTTCTCCGGAGCAGGAGCCGGTGCCTGTGTACTACCACCTGGAGCCATCACTTTATCAGTACCTGTAGGCCCGTCCTTTAAGCCTACTTTAGGACCTGCCATTGCTTTTAAAAATCTTACTATCTTATCTTTCATTTCAGGAAGTGTTTGAGTTACAAAATTTTTAAAAAGCATTTGTTTGCCTTTATCACGTAAAATTGAACTATTAAAAACTTTATCCATATTGTCAGCCGCGGCTTCCATATCTTCATCAAAGTCTATTCCTCTTTGTTTAAGATATGCCATTAATCTTGGTCCAATAGGTGCTTTTCTTGTTAATCCTGATTCTTGCTCTGGCGGAGTTGCACTCATTCCATCAACCTTTCCAGGTTCTTTTTCTTTAGCATAATATTCGAAAATAAATTGTGTAACATCGTCAATAATTTGACCTAAGTTTTTTCCACTTGCTACTGCTACTGGAATAATAAATCTCATCAATTGATAAAAAGCATTACCAACTGCTAACATAACTGGACCCATTGCTTTAAACAATCCGAGGAAACTTTCTTCTAATTGTTGTTGTTCGGATATTGCTATCCATCTTTTCATTTGGTCTCTTTCATTTAGTATCTGCTTTTCTTTCATTTTGACTCCACTAATATTGTTATGTATGTATTTATCATTTAAGGCTATTTATTAAGTTTTTATCTTCAGCATAAAAATTTTCTAATACATTTAATAAATCTGAATTCATGCGTTTTCTAGTCAATAATTTATTTGTTGTTACGTTTGATGCTTTTATAGGATACTGTATATCTATATCTAATGTGTCGTTTATATAGTTTGTGTCATCAAATCTATCATAATCTAAAAAAGTTATATCATAGTTCAACCAATTAGGTAACCATTCACTGTACTTTGACATTCCAAGCATATCATATAAACCTTTGTGTTTATCTCTACCATCTAATAGTTCTTGCATAGCAGTTGCAGGTTTACTGTTTGCTATCAGTCCATACAAATGACTGGAATTCACATGTGATATTAATATGTCTACAGGGTCTTTTAAAATACAAATAAATTTTACTTTAAATTTTTGTGTGAAAAAATCTACATTGTCGGGATATGCTAATGCTTCTCTGTAGCATAGTGTAAAATCTAGTACAGGTTTATCACTTTGCTCTATAGCATTATAATATTGTTGTTTTGAAAAATGGTGTTCGTGCATCCATAAATCTTCAGACCTTTTTCGATTGTGAAATGGAGACCATTTGTTCCAAATATTTACTTCTTTTATATCTTGAAATACAGTAAATCTATCATCTAATACTAAATTATCGTAAAGCCATGTTGTACCACTTTTAGGTGGGCCAATACAACTTATTACGTCTGCGTTTATCAAAGTAATCCGACAGGCATAGGTTCATCGTATTCGTCTAATGGTCCGTCATCATCACTAGGTCCCGTACCATCTCCAATGTTTTGATTTACTACTGTGAATATATCATCTTCAAATGTACTAATATAATTAATCATTCTACATGCTATTACCATGCTCATAACTAAGTCATCGCTTTCACCTGGTTGTCCTGCAAAACTATTACCACGTGCAACAAAGTTTTTAAGTTCACCTAAAAATGCTTTACTGTAAACTTTTAATTTGTTTTGTTCTATAAAACGTTTGAGTGCTAAACAGCCATCAATTTTTGTTTTACTGCTTGTATGAAATCCTTTACGACCTCTTTTACCTTGAACTTTTACTGGGTCATGCAAAAATGTTCCTGGAAATTGTTCTTCACCTGTATCTCTAATTACTACAAGTGCGGCTTCACCAATACTATTATTCTCTACAGTCCAATATAATTCTTTAGAACCATATTGTTTAAGTTCCTTTAGTATATCAAGCATTACTCTTATTTGTCCTTCAATAGGAGTTTTATTATGGCACCATTCTGCTACTTGTACCATTGTAGGTAACTCTATAACTTGTATGGCGGCATTATCTCCGCCTGTTCCAGCACTAGGATCTAATGCTAACACATACATTTTATCTGCTGTAGGTCTTTTATACCAACGTACTTGTCCTGTTTTATACAAGGTGTCTGTGTGCTTCATATTGGCTAATAAAATAGAATCAATTAGTGTTTCATTGTATATAATGAATTCACATTCGTGTTCTCTTCTAAAACGTTCTTCACCAATTCTACTCATTTCTTCAGTGGCCCATTCATCATCTCTATCTGGATGTTGGTCCCATTTAGCCATATAGCCTTTAAATCCGTTTATGCCTACATCACTTTCATTACCATATTCATCTACAGTTTTAATTGCTTGATTCCAAATACCTGCAAATGTATCATCATCACTATTTGGCGTACTTGTTACAATACATTTACCACCTGTTGCTAATGTAGGTGATAGTGAAGTCCAAAACTCTTTGGCTATTCTAGGTGGTACGAATGCAAACTCATCTAAGTAAACTAAAGTAAGTGACATACCACGACCAGTATTTTCTGTTGTTGTACTTGCTACAATTCTACTACCATTATCAAATGTAATACTACCTTTGTTGTATTCTACGACTCCTGCTCTAATATGGTTTGGTATGCTTTCATATGCATATCTAATACGTTGCATGATTTCTTGAGCACCTGCCGCCTTGTGAGCCGCAACTAATATTGTGCTGTCAGGCTTAAACATAGCAAACCATAGTAAATAACCTGCCGCTACAGTGGTTTTACCCATCTGTCTACCCAGCATATTAATACTGTATCTGTTTTCGTTGTAGTTTTGGATTAAATCTTCTTGATAATCAAAAGGCTCAAAGTCAATACCACCTTTTGTAGGGTGTTGTATGCGTACAAACTTCTTCATAAAATGCATTGGACCAGCAAGAGGGTCACAACATGCTTGAAACTCTTTCAGCATGTCTGCATCATATGGTATTTTTGAGTATGCTTGTTTTACTAACTCAGTATTAACTGTTCCTTTTGGCATAACAGTATTTATCGAGTATTAAAGGGGATTATTTACTATTGCGGAGATAATCTTTAAGTCTGTCTCTAATAATATTAGTTAAAACTTCTTTATCAGTGGTCATAGAAGCATCTGGATCAACGTCTGTTCTTGGGAATTGCATAGCACTATCGCCATCTTCTTCGCCTTTTTTGACCATAATCACTGATTTTGGCTCATCTTCTACGTGGTCATGTTCTTCTTCACCTTTATCATGTGAATGTACACCTGCAAGTTTTAGCAAGTGCTGGAGTTCATCCATGTCCAACTTTAATTCTGCCATTAGTTTCTTCTGGAACTTTGTGAAACAACATCAACATGCTTGGCTTCTGGTGCCAATCCACCATGTGCTTTGCCAGTTACGTTGTCGTACATTGATTTAAGGTCATCTCCCATTAAACCATCTTTACTAGGATAGTTTCTGAAGTAGTCTGCACCTTTTTCTGCTTTAATTTTTTCTAATTCTGCTAAGAATTTTGCATTATATTCTTCACCAAACAAAGGACCGTCTTTGATTCCTTCTTGTTGTGCAACATAATGGTCTTGGTCTGCGGAACTATCAACTTCATCTAATACTGCTTCTGGAACTTCTACTTGTCTGTCTTTATCGTTAGCAAGTCTTTCTTCTGCAACTTCACTTTCGATTCTTTTTGGATTGTTTACACCATAAACAATAACTCTTTCATGGTCACAACCACAACATACAGCCACATATACTTCTAAAATTCTTTCATTTACTGGATATTTTAAAACAACATCAGTACTGCAAACTTCAGATGTAACATTAACACCTTTCAATCTTTGAAACTCTAATGGATTTTCTTGAATAGGTAACCTTTTCCAAGGTGTAGCACTAACAAGGTCATACTTTTGTAATGCAGATTCCAACTTGGATAAGTCTTCTGCTGTACAATCTCTTGCTAATTTAATTCTATAACCGTATTCTTTATTGAATGATTCAGTTATAATGTCTTTAAGTTCTCTCATGTAATAACTCCGTTATGTACTTATTTATCAAAATAAGGCAAAATTATTTATTTTTGTCAGAGTTGATAATTTTTAAAAGTTCATTTCTATCTACAGCCTGACCTCCTCCGGCTGTATTAGTAGATTCTCTTGTGTTGTTATCTAGTCTACCTTTTTTAATCATTAAATCAATTTGTTTTAGTTTAGAATCTATCTTACTGTCTTTTGCCTCTAAGGCTGTCTTTAACATTTTGGCGGCACTATCAAAAATGCTACCTGCTTCTCTGTCTCCAACATTCATACCTAAGTTCATTAATTGTTGATAACTGTCTACTGCCTGTTGAGCAATATCGTCCATCTCTTCATCATGCTCATCTAAGCCTTTTACATTTTGTAATGCAAGGTCTATCTTTTCTGCGTTACTTAAAGCCATTTGGACATCTTCAATATCCACTGCTGTAACGTTTTCTAAGTCAAATTTTTCTGTAGCATCTGCATTTTCTTTTGCATTTGCTTCTTCCATAGATGGTAAATTAAATTCTTCTTCTAGTTTCTTGGTCATAACACTATTTATTTAATCTTATAGGTACTTTGTTATATTATATGGTATAGACACAAAGGGTAAAGTAACAACTTCACGTATTTGTCTTAAAAATTCTTCTCTTAATGGGTGGTTAATTTGGTCAACTACATCTTCTTCTGCAAAATTATCAAATGTTCCCCAATCATCTAATCTTGATATCGAACATTCTGCATCATAACGTTCAGTTAGTTCTACAAAATTTACAATATCATGTGCATTTGCTTTTTGACATACAAATCTAAAGTGTACATTAGCACCTTCTGGTTTGTTTTCGTGCATCCAATCTAAATTTTCTATGAGTTTCTCAAATTTGCCTGGTCTTCTAACTACTTCATATACATCTTTAGAGCCTGCATCTATACTAATCTTAAATTCGCTTATGTTAGGAAGTAATTTACTGTCAGGAAGTTGTTTACTCATTAATAATCCATTAGTAAAAAGTGTAATTGTGTGATTATCATTGGGTATCCAGTTAGTAACAAACGGTCTCATTATGTTACTTGCTAAAGGATCACCATTTCCTGTTAATGTAATATGTGTTCTTTGTTTAAAATTGCGTAAAAGATTAACAACATGCTCTGCATAGCCAAGTTGTCTGTTATAATCATCGCCTTTTGTATGTAATATCATATCTGTTCTACAACTAGGACATGCAAGATTGCAACTTTCATCTACATTGACATATATGCTGTAAAATTCTTGACCTTTATTGTTGATATGATGTAAATCACGGTCCATAATTCTACAATGTTCTACAGCACACCATGTAAATTTTTTATCTTCAACATCTTTTTGTAGTTCACGTGCTAATGGGTTAGTCCAAACATCTTCTAGTTTTTGTAAATCCATTACATTACATATAACAAAAGGCAAATACATTTCACAATTATCTATGAAACATTCGCCTTTTGTTGTTATGTTTAGACTTCTATGAGGTATAGTACAGTCGTTAGATATGTTATGTCGTAGTTCATTATTCCTTTTTGCTAAAGGTATAAGACCCCTGGTTGGTGTTTCCAGTAATTTGTAATCTATTAATGAGGACATACATTACTTCTTTTTCTTTTTTGACTTTTTCTTCTTTAATTTTCTTGTTGGGTGTCCAAACATTTGGTCAAATCTGTGATTTCTAGCATCCACATAGTCCTGTGGTTTGTCATAAACCTTTTTAGGTACTTTGAATTCTATAATCTCACTAATTTTCATTTTAATGGCTTGCTTAATTCTTCCCAACTTGTTTCATAATCACTATCGCCGTCTGCATATCCCATAACTCCAAGTTTTTCATACTCAGGTATAAGGTCATCATGTAGTAATCCAATCTTTTTAAGGTTTGGCATAATCCTACTAAACAATACATCTTGAAATTGTGTCTGAAATATGTTTTCTTTTTGGTATTCATCAGTATATTCTAAATCCATACCATATTTTTCCCATACATCATATGCTCTTAGTCTGTTTCTGCTTACAGTACAGGCTTCTAAGGCAAATTGTGCCCTGTCCAGTTTATCTTCTTCGCTTAAAGTAGTTACAAACTCTTTTAAATACTGAATACCAAACGTAACATGTCTTGCTTCGTCTCTGATTATGTATTCTAACATTTGTTTGTACACAGGATCATTAGTTGCCTGTTTGGCGGCGTTAAAGGCGGCTAATGCCAATCCTTCTATCACCACTTGCATACCAATAAACTTCAAATCCCAACGAGGATCTGTTAAAATTTTGTCTAGTAGTCCTTTTAATGCTCTACCTATGGGCCAACTGCGTTTTAATCTCTGTTGCAAGTACTTGTTAAATGCTTCAACGTGTCTTGCCTCGTCGAAAGTTTGCGATGCGGCGTAAAGTTTTGCGTTATAGGTCGGCGCACAACTGGCTAACTGCGATGCTACCAATAATGCTCCTTGTTCTCCATGTAAAAATTGACTTGTTGCCCAACTGTTAAGGTCTTTGAAAAATTCTATGCGTGTATGTTTGTCAAATGTTTTATAAACTTTATGTTTATCCCATTGTGTATCTTCAAACTCGAACTCTTCATCACTAATACCTGTAAAATTAGGTGTCCAGTCTACATCTACTTCTACGTTCCAATTTAATTGCTTACCCAACTCATATAATTTTTTAATTCTGTTGTCTTGTACTGTGTAGTCCCAATTAAATGAGCCAGTTAAAGGTGTTTGAAAAATCTCTACTACATCTGTAGGATCTAAATTAGCCGGAACATCATCGTCAAACTCGATAACGTCCCTTGGAGTATTTGTATATTGTATTTTCATTACTTACGTCTTGGTTTCCTTTGTGTTGGTTTACGTTTTTTATTATTTCGGAATATTTGGTCTTCTGTGATAACTTTAAAATGCATGCCTTTTGCTTTTGCCCATTCATTTGCGGCTGTCCACTTGGCGGCATTTATAGTTGTCTGTACTTTGTCTCCTCTGCCTTTGGCATTTTCAATTATAGTTTGGCTTTTAGGTTTAATCTCAATCAACTCTACTAATGTTTTACCATTCTTGTCAATGTATTGCACCATAAAGTCAGGAACATAGTTTGTAATTTTGCCTGTTAAAGGATGTCTGTAAGGTATTTTTACATTTTCACTTGCCCACTTCACAATGTTAGGATGGCTATCACAGAATCTCATGAATGCTGTTTCCCAACTGCTTCGAGCAAAAGGCTTTTTAGTCCCAACATACTTGTCAGGATTCTGTACTACAAATGTTCCTTGGCTATAATATGAATTACCCGCCATAGTATCTCCTAAGGTCTAATAACGTTTGCTAATTTGCTATCTTTATTAAACTTATCAACTGTTAAACCAATTTGATTACCTTTTGGTCTAATACTATTTATGGCTTTATATGTTTGCTCTGCTAACTTAATGCTTTCTTCATTAAGTTCGAAGTATGATATAGGGTGTACACCCTGTGCTTCTGCAACTTGAATAAGTGCAGATGCTAATGTTTTTGCTGTAGGGCCAGTGAACCCAATGCTTGTTAATCTATTTTCAATTATTTCAACTTTATTTGGATCTATACCTTTGAAATCTCCAGGTATCATGTTTACAAGTATTTCAATACTTGCTTCAGGCAACGGAAAATTAATTGTATTATTCTCTATGAACTGTACAAGTTTACCTCTGCGTTGCTCGTAACTTACTTCGTTACCAAATGTTTCGTATAAACTCTTAGAAGACATTATATTGCTCTGCCTCCTGCACCTAAGTTCACACTTTTGTCACCTGACTTTCTATCACTGTTGTCTGGCTTTTGTTCGTTCTCAGTTCCTTCACTAAATGCTTTGAAGAAATTATTTTGTTGTAATGTTCTTACATTTGGTGTATTTAAAAAGTCTAAATTCTTTTCTCCCATCACAGGATTGTCTACTATGCTTTGTCCTGGTAGGTCAGGATGTACCATCATACTAGGCTCTAAGTGGTTACCATTTCTTAATCTGTCCCACTCACCTACATTAAAGCCTGAGAATCTTTTCAACTCATCTTCTGATAACCAGTCATTGACTTTTGGATTGATAGAAAAGTTTTCATACATGATATTCATTGTAATCATTGCTGGACTTGAGTCACCGTGGTCAATGCCTTCAACATCAAAACTTGTAATAAATGGATTGAATATTGTGTACCTAATATGTTTTTGTCCATGAAACTTAACAATGTCCATACTAGTGATAAAGTTTCTTTCTGCCGCTGGTCTAATATTGAAACCTGCATAGTCGCTATCAAAAGTTCCTTTATTAACTGCTTCTGAACCTCCACCTGCTACTGCTTCTGGTACTATATCATTAGGTATAATCTTTGGAATAGGGTAGTCACTATTGGTATCAAATTTATTAATAGGCTGTGTAAACAGATGTGCATACATTTTCATTAACACAATTA